GAGTTCCCCGAACCGAAAAAGCAACAGATAAGCTATTAATGAGAGCCATATGGCTCTTTTTTAATATAAAAATTACGGCGTACTGGCCGGAAAAAACAGGAGGAAACTAAATGAGCGAAAAATTCGAACCTATTACCACGCAGGAAGACCTGGACAGGATTATCGGTGAAAGACTGGCGAGAGAAAGGGCAAAATATGCCGATTATGAAGATCTCAAGGCAGCAGCTGAAAAGTACAAGGATTATGACCAGGTAAAAGCAGATCTGGAGACAACAAAAGGATCACTGACCGCACTGCAGTCACAGTACAGCGCTCTGGATGAAAAGTCGAAAGAAAAAGACACGAAGATAACATCCTATGAAGCGGAGATCCGGAAGACCAATGTGGCTGTATCCAAGAAACTTCCGTTGGAGATGCGTAAGTACCTGCAGGGCAGTACGGAAGAAGAGCTCAGTAAGAGCGCTGATGAACTCATGAAGTTCTACAACACTCAGAATGGCGGGGATCCCAATGCGCACCTTGGCAGTGGTGGGGAAGATTACTCGTCAACAGGCATAGTAAATACAGCACGAGCGATGAAAAAATTTGAAACAGCGCTCAAATCGATCAATGAATGACAGGAGGAATAATAATGTCAGCATCAGGAATACCAACAAATAGAACAAATATTGAACTTGACCCCGAAGTTTCTGCACTGGTTATCCAGAAGGCGCAGGAAGAGTCAGCGGTCATGACTCTCGCACAGAGGATCACTCTTCCCGGAAGAGGACTTACAATCCCAATCATCACAGCGGATCCGGAAGCAGAATGGGTTGCAGAGACAGGTGAGAAGCCCCTTAAGAATCCGGGCCTCAGCAAAAAGATCATGCAGGGCTATAAGCTTGCGGTAGTCGTTCCGTTTTCAGAAGAGTTCAGGCGCGACATGCCAGCTCTCACCCAGCAGATAATAAACAGACTTCCGCTTGCACTGGCACAGAAGTTTGACGCTACTGTCTTCCACGGTACTGCACCGGGATCTAATTTTGACACATTTGCAAGCGTAGAGGCACAGTCAATTGGCGAGACTCCTTATGATGATCTTGTGGCAGCTGATACAGATATTGCCACTAATGGCGGCATCATGAACGGTTTCGTGATTTCACCGCAGTTTAGGGGGCTGCTCCTTGGCGCAAAAGATCTTCAGGGCAGGCCGCTGTTTATCAACAGTGTGGCTGAGGGAGCCATTCCGATGATCCTTGGGCAGAAGGCAATCGGCTGCAAAGCTGCTTATAAAGCTGCATCTGGCGGAGATCCTGCGGTATATGGATTCGCCGGAGACTGGACCCAGGCTTATTACGGTGTTGTCAACGACATTACTCTTACTTATAGCGACCAGGCAACTCTGCACTATAAGGACCAGAGCAACAATGATAAGACCATCAACCTGTGGCAGCAGAACATGTTCGCAGTAAGAGCCGAGATCGAAGTAGGATTTGTTGCAGATACCAACTGTTTCGACAAATTCACTTACGCACCTTCCGGAGCAACAGGAGCGACAAACGGCTGATCATAAGTATAAGGAGCCCGTATGAAGATCCTGATAGCAGTACCGACTTATGAATCAATATACCCTGACACGTATAAATCAATCTGGAACCTGGACAAAGGAGATCATGAAATACTGTTTGAATTTGTCCGGGGCTATGATTGCGCGACAGCCAGGAACAGCATCGCCCAGAAAGCAATAGATCTCCAAACAGATTATGTGCTGATGGTTGACAATGATGTAGTGCTCCCAAAGGACGCTCTTATAAACCTGCTGGATGAAGCAAAGGATGTCTGCCTGGGGTATTACGCGCACAGGGACACCGATAACATTTACAGAGGCCGCACGTGTGTCTGCAAGCTCGGATGGGTGAACTATCCGCTCGAATCTGAGTTCACGGCAGAGGAACTCAAAGATCTTTGCGATAAAGGTATCTATAAACAGGAAATCCACGGTGGAGGAATGGGTTGCGCTTTAATAAGGACCGACATATTCCGCAAGATTTCCTATCCCTGGTACGACTGGGTGAATTATGCCGACGATAACCGGGGAATGCTGTCAGAAGACCTGTTTTTCTGTGAAAAATGCAAGGTGCTACGGATAAAGATATATACGGACACCCGCGTGGGATGCGGCCATATGCTCAGACATGTGCAATGGCCGGTATAGGAGGAGATAATGGCAGATTTTGCAACGGTCCAGGATGTTATAGACCTGTACAGACCACTAGATACAAGTGAATTACAAAGAACACAGTCACTTTTACCGGTAATCAGTGACAGACTGCGCATGTATGCGATTAAGCAGGGCAAGGATTTGGATCAGATGATCGAAGAGATACCGCCGATGGCTAATACCGTTAAATCAGTGACTGTGGACATCGTTGCAAGGACTCTGCAGACTCCGACGAGCGGAGCACCCCTGAGCCAGTTCAGCGAATCTGCGCTCGGATATGTTGCTTCCGGCACATATGCAGTTCAGGGCGGCGGGATATATATCTATGACCGCGAACTGAAGCTGCTCGGGCTTAAACGGCAGAAGATAGGCGTGATAGATCTCTATGGAGGTGGTCCTGATGGCGATGATGCTTAAAGGTATTACCGTGACTCTGTATGAAAAGACAGAGAACGGAAGAGACAGCACAAACAGAACCATCTATAGGGAAACGCCCACGGAGGTATCCAATGTGCTGGTGGCGCCGTCTACAGAAACAGAAGTGCTGGATTCACTCAATCTGACCGGCCGCAAAGCGGTCTATACTTTAGGGATCCCCAAAGGCGACCAGCATGACTGGGAAAATGTCAGGGTCGATTTCTTCGGCAGGAAATGGAAAACCATAGGTATGCCTGTCGAGGGGATCGAGGCGATGATTCCATTGGACTGGAATAAGAAAGTAAGGGTAGAAGCATATGGCTCAAACCAGGATAGTGATGAATGATGCGGGTGTCAGAAACCTGCTCAAGGGATCAGAAATAAGCGGACTGGTAATTGAAAAGGCAGCAGATATTGCCTCCAGATGCGGTAACGGCTATGTGGCAGCAGCTCCGCACTCTTCAGCATCCAGAACCATAGTGAATATCTATCCCGAGACAGCAGAAGCCAGACAGGATAATTATGACAACAATACACTTAAAAAGGAATTGTACAAATGATAATTGAAACATCAGTCTTGAATTATCTGATATCCAGGAACCTGTCGGTCGGATCCAGCGTGTATATGGAAGTCCCCGAAGATCCGGAGGACGAGTATATACTTATCGAGAAGATCGGGGGCGGCCGTTCTGACCAGATCAACATGAGCAGGATTGATATACAGTCCTGTTCGAAGATCAGCATGGAAAGAGTGCTGGAGATCAACGAAGAAGTGATCTCAGCGATGGATGAATATGCCTACAATACAATCGGGGTCTTTGGGTGTAATCTTAATTACAATAACAACTATACGAATCCGGCTACGAAGATATATCGTTATCAGGCCGGATTTAACATTTATTTTTAAAAAATGGAGGAATAATAAATGAGCACGAAAGACAATGTAACCGCTGCGGGCCCAAAAATAACAGGCGCGGTTTTTGTAGCACCGGCAGGGACAGCTCTACCCACAGATGCAACGACTGCTCTGAACACAGCATTCAAGGAACTGGGCTATGTATCAGATGCCGGAGTCGCAAATGATACAACTCCCAGTGTGACTACAGTCAAAGCGTGGGGAGGGGATCATGTACTTGAATTATCGGAAGAGCAGGCTGATACATATAAGATGACTCTTATAGAAATCCTGAATCTGGAGGTGCTTAAGCTGGTCTATGGCTCCGAAAATGTCAGTGGGACACTTGCAACGGGTATCTCAATTAATGTTAAGAATCGTCCGATCCTGGAGGAAAATGTAATAGTGATTGATATGATCCTTCGCAATGGCGCGCTTATGAGACACGTCCTTCCGGCAGCAGTTGTAACTGCGGTCGGCACAAAGAATTATGTCCATAATGGTGCGGTTGGTTTTGAGACTACACTCACATGCCATAACGACAGCAATGGAAACAGCCATTATGAGTATATTTCCGGAGCAACAGGAGCAACAAACGGCTGAATCGAGGTAAATAATGGAAGATAAGATCAGGACAATAACGACAGAATCAGGTTTCACCTGCGAGGTGGATGAGGAATTTCTTGACGATTATGAGATCGTTGAGGCGATAGCGGATCTGGCAGAGATACAGACTGACGGGGCAGCAGGCCTCGCCGGTCTGAAAAAGCTGTTGGATCTCATGCTGGGTAAGGAACAGAAGAAAAAGCTTATAGAACATTTGAGATCCATACATGGAAGAGCCAAAACGTCCGAGATGCAGAAAGAGATCACTCAGATCATAGCGGGACTTGGGGCTGCTAAAAAAAACTGATCATTTATGCAAGAATGAGGGCGTCCGATGAGGACGCTCTTATTTGCGATTTTGCGCAATATTACCATATCTACGATATAGACAGTCTTACTCCATCATACGCAGCAGTGCTGGCCTGCGGGCTCCCGGAGGAAAGCAGATCGGTCAGGGCAGTGTTCAATGCAAAAACCGACATAAGGACAATGCTTCTGGCTGCAGCAGTTGACAATCTGAATTTTATCGCATGGGTTTTATGTGGTGGTGATGACTCCGGAATGGAACGCCCGGAGCCTATTAGCGCTGCGCTGTCCGGGAAAGTACATGAAGCCAGTCATATAGATACGAATGCACACGGGTTCTATACACCGGAATCGTTTGAGGAGAGAAGACGGAAGATATTAGAGGCTGATAATAATGGCAGATAATACCATAGCTCAGGCTTATGTACAGGTAATGCCTTCAATGGAAGGAATAACCGGTGCTTTGTCCGGAGCATTTACAAAAGAAGTTAATAGCGCAGCAAAGGGAGCTGAAGGCGGTTTTTCAGTCATTAAGATGGCACTTGGCAACCTTGTGGCACAGGGGTTAACAGCTGCAGCAAACGGCATTAAGAATCTTGCAGCCGGAGTAGTATCCACCGGCCGGGAATTTGAAGCCAGCATGTCACAGGTCATGGCTACGATGGGGAATCTTGATAATGCCACACCTGAGGAACTTGAGAAGTCGTTAGCAGGTATCACCCAGGCAGCAGCTGATCTTGGAATAGAACTTGACTCTACAGCATCAGTAACTGATCAGGCGCAGACAGTTCTCACAGCATTTGCCCGTCAAATGGGCTCGGAAACAGCTTTCAGCGCATCAGAGGCGGCAGCAGCGCTTAACTATATGGCACTTGCCGGCTATGACGTAAGTGAATCAGTGGGCATGCTTCCAACAGTGCTGGATCTGGCCGCAGCCGGAAACATAGACTTAGCATCAGCTTCAAATATGGTGACAGATGCACAGTCAGCGCTGGGGCTGGAAATGGAAGACACGGCCGTAATGGTTGACCAGATGGCAAAAGCGTCCAGCAAGTCTAATACCAGTGTTGCTCAGCTCGGTGAAGCAATACTTAAAATCGGTGCAACGGCAAGAAATGTTAAAGGTGGCACGCAGGAACTGACAACCGTTCTTGGTGTCCTGGCAGATAATGGTATTAAAGGAGCTGAAGGCGGTACCCATCTGAGGAATATGCTCCTGTCATTACAGAGTGCAGCGGAAGACGGCAAAGTCAGCATGGGTGATTTCAGTGTAGAGATCTATGACGCTGACGGAAACATGCGCTCGATGATAGATATCATCGGAGAAATGCAGGAAGGCATGGGCGACATGTCACAGGAAGCCAGGGACGCGCTGACGAGCGGGATCTTTAACAAGACGGATCTGGCAGCAGTCAATGCATTACTGGGGACATCACAGCAGAGGTTCACGGAGCTGGGAGACGCGATAGCAAATTCTGCAGGTGCTGCAGGCGAAATGGCAAGCACGCAGCTGAAGAACCTTGAAGGTGAGCTTACTATCATGAATTCGGCCTGGCAGGAGTTCCAGTTGACCCTGTATGAAACTGTGAACGGACCGCTGACCAGTATTGTCCACAGCGTAACTACAGAGCTTATCCCGGCAATAACAGATCTTGTCAATGGTGTGGATGGTGCCGGAGAAGCGATAGGGACAGCTGTCGGGAATATCATGGATACGGTCATAGATACAGTGACAACACTGATGCCGGAGCTTCTGAAAATGCTGGTTACCCTGATTGAAAATAGCAGAACACGCGCCTGCGATAGTGGCAGCAGTGGTAGAGACAATCCCGTTGATCGTCTCCAGTATCTTAGGGATGCTTCCGACACTGCTTTCTGCGGTCCTGCAGATAATCACAGAAATAATCAACGGGATAGCAGTGATGCTCCCTCAGATAGTGCAGACCATTGTCGATATAATCCCGGTATTGGTCAGCACACTTATGGAACATTTGCCTGAATTATTGGATGCGGCAACTACTTTATTGATGAGTATAGTGGAAGCGATTCCAATCATCATTGAGTCGCTCCTTATAGAACTGCCGGGAATCATAGAGACAATCCTGAACGCTCTGTTTGATGCACTTCCACAGCTGTTGGAAGCGGCGGTAAGCCTGCTGATGATGATTGTGGAGGCAATTCCGACGATCATTGATGCGCTTATAGAAAACCTTCCGAAGATCATCGATACCATAATAACCACTTTGCTGGATCATTTGGACGATATCATCAACGGCGCGATCACATTACTCATGGGGATTATAGCGGCGATTCCGACAATTATTACGACTCTTGTGCAGAAGATACCGGAACTGGTCACAACAATAGTGAACACGCTTCTGGATCACCTGCCGGAGCTGATTGTTGGAGCTGTGCAGTTGTTGATGGGAATCATCCAGGCTATACCGCAGATCATCAGTGCACTGATACAGAATATCCCTCAGATCATCACAACAATAGTGAACAGCCTCGGCCAGGGATTATCACAGATCGTAAACGTCGGATACAACCTGATTACAGGATTATGGGAAGGCATCCAGAGCGCGGCGTCATGGCTGTGGGATAAACTGGCCGGATGGGCATCTGGCATCATTGACGGGATCATGGGCTTTTTCGGAGTTCATTCACCTTCAAGAGTTTTTGCTGGGATAGGTGAGATGCTATCAGCCGGACTTGGAGAAGGAATTGATGACGGCGCACATTTTGCCATTGATGCTGTCAACGATATGAGCAACGGCATAATGGATGAGATCGCAAAGACAGAGCTGGACATTCCCAATCCTGCTGCGATTGGTGCTGTAAGTGCCGGCGTGATGGGATTAAACACCTCTGCATATAACAGGCCATCCCATGCAGAAACTGCAGGCGATATTGATGGGAAGATCAGTAGGCTGATCAGTATCCTAGAGGAATACCTTCCTGGCATAGCTGACCGGGATATGGTCATGGATACCGGTGAGGTGGTCGGAGCCCTGAGACGGAAGATGGATCAGGCGCTCGGTCAGGAATCAGTCAGGGCAGCAAGGAGGATGGCATGAGAAAACTGGTGTATTTTGACGGAACCTCGAATGAGGATCTCGGCCTGGTCTTCCTTGGCGGTGAGATAGGAGACCCGGAAGTCAGAACTATGGGAGTGGATGTCCCGTATAGGGACGGCATCCTCGACCTGACGGATTATTACGGAAATGTCCGGTTCAAGAACAGGACGATCACCCTCGAATTTGTCGTAGATCCGTCAGTGGACCGCGAGGAAGCCGTGGAGAAGGCCATGCGGCTGAACGGCAAACGGGTAAAGCTCGAAGTGCCGAACCGCCCGGGCGAGTATTTCATGGCGCGCCTGAAGGTCCGTAAGCCAAAGATCACGAACAGCCCGCGCCTCGACCTTACTGTGACAGCAGACGCGGAGCCATATTGCTATGAGGACATTACGATCAT